AGGAGAAGAAATTATATCAGCTTCTGCAACTACAGGAGTTCTTACAGGAGAAGAAGTAACATCTTCTGTTAATACAATTACTACTCAAGCAGGATCTAATATTATTATATCTGGTGAATTAGCGAATATAGTATCAAATACAATTTCTATTTCAGAAGGTTCTGGAATAACTATAACTGGTCAAGAATTATTAGCAAATATTGGAGATACTATTATTTCAGGATCAGCTTCTATGATCATTACAGGTGAACTGGCTAATATTGTGTCAAATACAATTACTGTAGGAGAAGGAGCTGGAGCTCTAATAACTGGACAAGAATTAAATGCTAATATTGGTAATATTACAATGACAGGAAATGGAACTATTACAGCTAATGGTATTCAAATTAATGTAAATGCTGCAACACTTAAATTTTGGGATCCAATTACAGGAAATGTTACAGAAACATGGAGTAATATACACTAGACAAATGAAAACAATTATATATTATTAAATTATGCCATCAAGTTATACATCAAGATTAAAATTAGAACGTCAAGCTGCCGGAGAAAACTCTGGTTCTTGGGGTGATTTAGTTAATTATGTTTTTAATAGAATTGATTCATCTATAAAAGGCTATCAATCAATTGATGTTTCAGGAAATTCTAATGTTATTTTAACATCAAATAATTCTACAACTAACACAGATGATTCTACAACAGATGACCAAGCACATAATGCAGTATTAGAATTTACAGGTGCATTAACTGCAAATATTTATGTATTTACAGATGCTGTAGAAAATAATTATACAGTATTTAATAATACTTCAGGTTCCTATACTTTAAATTTTGCTCCTACTGGAGGAACTGGTGTTGAAATTAAACAAAATACTAGAACATTAGTTTATACTGATGGAACTACAATGTATAATTCTTTAGCAAACATTGGAGATGTAAATGTAACAAGTTTTACAAGTAGTGGAAATGCTACTATAACTGGAGAAGTTACTATAACAGGTAATGCTACTGTAACAGGTAATATTATACCAGGTACTAATGATACTTATGATTTAGGATCTCAAGCTGCAGTATGGCAAAATTTATATACTGGAGATTTACATTTATCCAATCAAGCTAAAAATCAAGGAAATATAGTAGATGGTACAAAAGGCAATTGGACTTTACAAGAAGGTAAAAATGATATATTTATAATAAATAATATATCTGGAGAAAAATTTAAAATTAATTTATCTAAGATAGAAGGAGATTTATAATGGGAGTAGTATCGTGCGGAACTACAATGTTAGATCAAGGAGTTTTCCAAAATATTGGAGCGGTCACTTGGGACACTACAGCTAAAACTGCAGGGTTTACTGCTGTAAGTGGTAATGGTTATTTTGTAAATACAACTTCTGGAGCAATTACAGTAACACTACCAAGTTCACCTTCAGCTGGAGATATAGTTGCTATAGCAGATTATGCTAATACTGCTGATACAAATAATATTACAATAGATAGAAATGGTTCACCAATTGAAGGAGGAACAGTAAATCCTATCATAGAGGCTGAAGGAGGAACTATTACTTTAGTTTATGTTGATGGTACTCAAGGTTGGAGACCTATAAATTCTGCAAATTCTGCAGATTTACCTTTACCTGCGTTATTTACAACGGCAACAGGTGGAACAGTTACAACATCTGGAGATTACAAAATTCATACTTTTACAAGCCCTGGAACATTTAATGTTACGCAAGTTGGTAATAGTTCAACAAATCCAGCTGGAGGCCCTAATGCTGTTTCATATTTAGTGGTAGCAGGTGGTGGTGGCGGTGGTGGTGGAGATAGAAATGGAACTGGTGGAGCAGGTGGTTTTAGAGAAGGCAGAGTAACTGCCCCTGAATATCCAGCTTCCCCATTAGTCACAACAGGTTTAACAATTACAGCATCTCCTTATCCAATTACAGTTGGAGGAGGTGGAGCAGGTGGTGTTTATGCTTGTGGTGGTGTCAATGGCGTATCTGGTTCAAATTCAATTTTTTCAAGTATAACATCAGCTGGTGGTGGATACGGAGGAGGTGTTCCTACACCATCAGGAGCAGTATCAGGAGCTGGAGGATCAGGTGGTGGAGGTGGACTTTTTGGTTTGTCGAATCCAGGAACAGGTCCTAATGCAGCAGGTAATACACCTCCTACATCTCCGCCTCAAGGTAATCAAGGAGGTTATTCACAATTTATTGGTAATGCTGGTTCAGGTGGAGGTGGTGGTGCAGGAGCTGCTGGTCAAAATGCAATAGGAAATCCTCCAGGAAGAGGAGGAGATGGTGGAGCTGGTGTAACAACTTCAATTAATGGATCTCCTGTTACAAGAGCTGGTGGTGGCGGTGGAGTTGGAGATCAAGGACCTAGAACAGGCGGACCAGGTGGAGGCGGTCCAGGAGGAACACCTGTTAGTTCTGGAGTTAATGGAACTACTAATACTGGTGGTGGAGGTGGTGGATGTGGATTGAGTGGTTCTGTTAATGGACTTTCTGGTGGTACAGGTGGTTCAGGAATAGTAATAATAAGGTATAAATTTCAATAGAGGTAACTTATGGCACATTTCGCAAAACTAGGAGCAAACGGAAAAGTTATTCAAGTATTAACACTTGATAACAAGGATATGTTAAATGCTGACGGAGTTGAAGACGAAGCAGTAGGTCAACAATATTTAGAACAACACAATAATTGGCCTGCACAAATGTGGATTCAAACTTCATACAATACAGCAGGGGGACAACATAGAAACGGTGGAACTGCATTCAGAGGAAACTATGCAGGTATTGGTTATACTTGGGATGAAGATGATCAAATTTTTTGGCCACCTAAACCATATGCTTCATGGGTAAAAGATATTGCAACTGCATCTTGGAAATCTCCAATTGGTCTTGCACCTGCTTTAACTCAAGAACAACAAGATCAAAATACAGCATATACTCATTTTTGGGTTTATGAATGGAACGAAACTAATCAATCTTGGGATTTGACAAATAAAAATACATAGTATAAATAAAGTGGTGGTATGCAAAAGAAAGTTTTAACAGAGCAAAGTTTATTCTGTGGTGACGTTTCAATGCCTAAGGGTTTTGAAATAGATAGAGATAAATTATCAGGCGATATTTTACAATCAACATTTACAGATTCAGAGTTTCCATTTTCAAGAACTTGGGATATGCTTAATACTTATATTCGTGAGCATATAAATTTAGAATATTGTTTTCAATTAATTAATAAAAAAACATTTGGAGATATTTATAAACCCAATCAAATATCACAACCCTTACTAAATATTGATCCAATCGATTTAAGAAACTCACCAGATTATACATTATTATATGGTGTAAAAACTAATAAATGTATGGTGAGAATCTTTTATGATGACAATAGAAGAAAAGGAAGAAGTTGGGATATAGAATTAAAAGATAATATGTTTATTATGTTTCCATCAACTAATATGTATGTGATCTCAAACAATCAGAAAGATTCTTTAAACTTTGTTCAAACAATAACTTATGAATATATCTAATACTGTAATATCCATTAATAATTTTTTAACTAACGAACAAATAAAAAATGCGTTGGATGCTTTTAAAATTTCAAAAAACAAAGAAAAATTTCATGATAGAATATGGGTAAATGGTTTTGAAATTAAAAACTGTAGTGATATTATAGAAAAATTTCAAAATTTACTTTCTTTAAAATTAGATTGGTGGCAGATTATTAAATGTCCTGTTAACTCATGTTTTAATAAACACAGAGATGTATTCTCTGATACCACAATAGCTTCTTGTATAGTATTTCTTAATGACGATTTTTCAGGTGGTAGTTTAATTTTTACAGATGGTTTAAAAATCAATGCTCAAAAAGGTAGAGCAGTTTTTTTTGATGGTGTTAATTTAGAACATGAAGTAAATAAAAATTGTTTAAAAGAAAGATACATAATAGCAGGATGGTTTTGTAAATGAATATATCTAATTATTATTGGTATTTTACTTCAGCTATACCACCAAAACTATGTGATGATATTATTAAATATGGTTTATCACAAGCAGAAACAATGGCAAGAACTGGTGGTTATGGAGATAGGGAACTTACTAAACAAGAAATAAAAGATATGAAACGTAAAAGAAATTCAGATTTAGTATGGCTCAATGATCCATGGATATATAAAGAATTACACCCATACATTCATGAAGCTAATAGAGCAGCTGGTTGGAATTTTGATTGGGATAGATCAGAATCTTGTCAGTTTACAAAATATAAATTGAATCAATATTATGATTGGCATTGTGATTCTTGGAACAAACCATATGATAAACCTGATAATCCTGAACATGGTAAAATAAGAAAGCTTTCCATGACTTGTCAACTTACTGATGGGTCCGAATATAAAGGTGGTGAATTAGAATTTGATTTTAGAAACTATGATCCTCATATGAGAGAAGAAGCTAAACATTTAAAACAAGCAAAAGAAATATTACCAAAAGGTTCTATTATTGTATTTCCTTCATTTGTATGGCATAGAGTTAAACCAGTAACGAAAGGAGTAAGATATTCATTGGTTATGTGGAACCTTGGATATCCATTTA